CGATTTGCTGGAATCGACCCAGAAATCTCTGATGCGACGCAATGTCGATGTGCTGCATCTTGAGAACATGTTCCTCCTGACTGGTGTGCCGGGCGGCGCCAAGACCGGAAAGGTCAAGCGGGAAATCATCCCCGTAGCCCGGACCAGCGGACCAGTGCTAGTCATCTGCCCCACAAAAGCACTGGCGGTCGATTACGAGACAGGTTTCGCCACCTCGCCTAGCTGTAAGGCGGTGACGACCCATGTCGCGATCGTACACCTCATGAAGATGAAGGTGAAGTGGGGACTCCTCATAGTGGAAGAAGCTTACACCCAGCCTATGGGCCTCATCAACTTTGTGGCGAGCTTCGGACCAACTCTGCTAGTGGGAGACGGCAACCAGATCAACCACGTGGACTTTTCGGGCACCGGGATATGGAATGGCTGCAGCAAGCTTGCTGACTACGCCAAATTCATACCCAGACACCACATCAGCTCCACCAAGCGTTGCCCACAAGACGTCGCAGCCATGCCATTCATGCGGCGCTTCTACCCAGGGATAAGCTCTGACAGTAAGAAGGTCAACTCGATACAGTACGTCGGGCCTCTCTTCAAAAGAGCCACATCCCAGGCCCTCTGCTTCACACAAGACCAGAAGCAGCAGATGAACGCCATGGAGGGCGTCAACGCCTTGACAGTGCACGAGGCGCAAGGAAAGACATTCGAGAGTGTCATATTGCACTACGGGGGGACTGCAGCTGAGCAGCAACTCCTCAAGAAGAGCCCAAACCACCTCGTCGTTGGGGTGACTCGGCACACGAACGACCTTTTCATCAGGGACGTTACCCACTCAGGTGGGGCAGAAGCAGGTGCCGGGGATATCAGCAGGATGATCAGGGACGGGTCTCCCTTGGAAGAGCAAAAGACCCCCGGGGAGGACGAGCCCGTGACCGTTGGGGTCAATGACGTCGTCCCACTCAGCCTCATAGCGGACCGGTCAAACATCGACCTGAACGCTTTGGTGATGGCTGACAAGAAGACCGCGATCGTAGTGGAGGAGCAGCGAGCCATCGCCAAGAGCAGCTTCACCTACATGCCAGCCGATTCATCTATGGCGGCAGAGATCATCGGGAGAAGATACCCCGCGGTCGCCCCCTCCGAGTACGCTTCGCTCGAGGTGGGGAACTTCGAAGTCGGCGCCGACGCCGTCGGACTTCTCAACCTTGGGGCCTTCGGGTCCGAGGAGTTGCGGGAGTCAAAGGAGCACAAGGTTCATAGGTTCATTGGCTCGCAGCGGGTGCACTATACGAGAGGACACCACAGCACCTTCGCTGCCAAGAGCATGATGAAACGTCTGACCAAGAAGACGAGGAATATGAACCCAGCGGCCTGCGAGAAGACTGCCTCTCGCCTGGCCCAGAAAGTGATCGACGAGTTCAACTGGGATGTTGGAACCGAATTCGAACAGACCACTTTCATGAACGCCGTGGAACGTATGCACGAGCGGGGGCAGGGACTCAAGCACATCACGGAGAACACTGATTGGCGCAGTGAGCACGTGGCCATGTGTAAGTCCCACCTCAAAGAGCAGCAGAAACCGGTCATAGGAAAAGACCCACTCCTCACCGGGAAAGCAGGCCAAGCTATCGTGGCCTGGGACAAGACCTTGAACCTCATGGTCGGTCCGTGGGTCAGGAAGGCGGAGCAGGTCCTCTTCAACCAATCGAAGGGGAAGGTCAAACTGCTCAATGGCATGAAGGAGGAAGAAGTCATTGCCATACTGGAAGCTGACGCCATCCCGGGCGAGTCCTACATCGACAACGACTGGACTGAGTTCGACAGCAACCAGAACAATCTTACCCGCGCCATCTTCGGGAAGATAATGGAAAAGGTGGGCATGCCACCAGCGCTTCTAGCTCAGTTCATGGAGCAAATGAAGCAGAGAAAGGTTGCGTCCGAGTCCCTCCTCCTTCAAGTCAACGACAAGAAGGACTCGGGCGGCCCCCACACACTCGTCGACAACTGTGTGTACAACCTCGCCATCTGCCTTGACATCATGGTCAACATCACCCGACTTTACATCAAAGGTGATGACAGCCTAGCCCGCGGCCTGGGACTCGGCTGGGACATGGAGCAGATCGCCTACTACCAGGCCACGTGCGGGGCTCAGCTCAAGCCCGGCGCGAGTGGGACTTTCGTCAGCTTCCTTGTGACGGAGTCCGGAGCAGCCTACGACCTGATCAGGATAGCAGCGAAGATCCTCTCTAGATTTTACACCAGTGAGGAGGACTTCAAGCTGTACCAGGAGGCCATCAACGGCCAGTTCAAGAAGCTCGACAACACCGAAGCATTGAACATGATCAGGGTCAATGCGCTGTTCCACGACAAGAGCACCCAGAGCATCGGCGATTTCGACGCACTCCTCAGTTTCATCAACAGGTTCGCCCGAGGAGAGGTCAAGTTCGCCGAACTGGTGCAGGGAGAGCCCTTCCACCGCAAGACCGAGGCAGTCCTCCACGACTTCAGAGGCGCCAGAATTGTCGGTGAGCGGAGGGAGGCAGTCCGTGAGAGTTGGGCCAACAACAGCCAACGACTCCGGATGATGGGCAAGAACTCCGCGATGGGTTTCGCGAGAGTCAGTGCAGTGCTGTTCTAGGGGGTCATTTCCTTTACATTCGAGATGCCTCTCAAGAACAAGAACAACCAAGCCAAGCGCAAGCCCAGGGCGAAAGCCCGAATTCCTAGACGCAGGAAGGCCAACCCAGGCAGAAATGCCATGGCGCCCATGATGCGTAGGAAGACTCGTGAACCGAGGACCCAAGACACCATGTGTAGGATGTCAGCTACTGAACGCGTCACCCAGGTGATCGTTCCAGCAAGCGTGACACCCGGCACACTACTGTTCTCGTCACCCGTCAACCCAACGTCCAGCCCTAGACTGGCGGCCGTCGCCACACAATTCGATTCGTGGTACGGTACCATCACAATGGAAGTGGAAACCACAGGCAATGCTTTCAGCCAGGATTACGCAATCCTGAGGCATGTGCCAAATGGCGATCCATCTAGGCTTCCGACCAACGCCAGGAACCTACTCAACCTGGCAGAGACCTGCGAGAAGCGTTCCGAGAGCGCCAAACTCCAGCTGGATTCCAACAAGACAGCGCAGGTAGTCGCTACGTGGAAAACATCCTACAACCCACGCAAGCCAATTCTCGATTCCGATCCGTCAGAATGCAACAATGGACTATTCATCTTGGTCGCTGACGGGTCCCCCGGGACCACACCCGTGAACCTGACCATTAGGTTCCGCTACAACATCGTGTTTTACGGTCCCCAAGCTACTCCCATCGTCATCAACCCCGCGAACACCATCGTTGGTGCACCCGGTGTGCTCACGCCAGCCTCTATCTTTGGCACCGCACCGGCCATCACAGGACCTGGGAGTAATTTCGCCGCAGGAAACATCATCGACATCGCGTCCGGGGCGCCTGTTTCCATTGCGGTGAACGTGAACGGCACCGGTCTGACTGTCCCGACTTTCTCCATCTTGAACGGGATAATCACCACCGTCATCAGCACACCGAAGATCAACACCGCCGCAACAGCAGCAAGCTACGTCATCATAGTCAAGCCTGCAGAGGATTGTACTCTGACGACCACCATCACAGCTACTGCA